GGGCTCTCCCTGTATAAAATATTGAACTTTACCACCTTCCAAAGCGTAGGCTGCATATTTAACTCTATTTCCAATAAAAACTGGTCGTTTATAATTAAATGTCTTATCAACTTTAAATCTTGGTTGAATTTTAGGTTTAGGTTTTTTCTTTTTACCTTCTCTTGCTAAATTAGCCCAGGGTTGAAATTTATATACATCATCCTTCGCTTTTACGCCCATAGTTTGTGCTTTCCAACTAGATGCAAAAAATCCAGTATAAACAGGACTTCTCTTCTTTGTAGATAAACTTCGATGTACTTTTCGTACAAGTTTATTAAAATCAGCATTTAATTGACTCTCTAAATCTTTCATCGGATCACTTTTTAAAAAATCTTTAGCCATCAGAATCGCACCAATACTGTAAACAAATAAACCTGTCCACCTCTTCTCGTATCTATATCATAAATTTGTGCTGTTCTTGTTTCTCCCCCATATGTAAGTTGTATCTCATCATCAAAATCAACTTGATTATTACCAATTAAATCGGGAGTGATATATAGCTTTGCCTGTCTAATCTCTTTCCCTTCGTCATCTTCAGATTTAATAAACTCAATAGGTACTTTTAAATTTAAATAAGTAGTATCAATAGTAATTTGCTCAGAGGTATCAATGTTATAACTTGATCTACCTTTTTTTACATAGTTAATCGTTGCATCTAAAGAACTACCTAAATCGGCTACTACCTGCTTAGCTACGCTTTTTAATAATGAGTCTAATTGCCCTGCCATTATCCTCTAACTACCCTCATCTGAAAACTACCAGCTCCACCTAGCATATATGCTCCGAGATAACTTTGTAACCACGGGTAAACATCCATAATATTATTTACAGAACCAGTACCTTGACTATCAGTATTGTATTTAACCTGTATATCTCCTAATTTAACTTCTTCAAAATTTCCTGCTGTTCCTGTATTTCCCGTCATGGCCTCTGTATCATTTGCCAAAGCTCTTGCTAATTCATACTGTGCATACTTAATATTATTTGGAATAAGACTACAATTTAATTCAACATCATCTACTTCATAGTTATTTCTTGGAAATTTTAGTGCCTGACCATTATCACATCTGTCTCCATAAAAAACTAAACTGTCAATCCATCTTGTAGCTGCAATCAATGCTCTATTCTTTTGATCATCAGTTTTATTAGTCCAAGTGCTTGAGTCTGGTACTGTTTCAAAATAAGTATTAGCTTCTGCCAATGTGACATAGCTATTTGCAGTAGCACTTGATAATGTTGCTGTTATAGTAGCTGCCACGATCCAAAAGGTAATTTAGTTTTATTGTAGCGTAAAGAAAAAACCCCACCAATAATTGATGAGGCTTTTTACTGCTTTGCAACTTAATAATAATATTAATAAGTTGAAGTATCAACTATGAAATGTTTGTTGTATTCATAGGAGAGTTTACAGTGATTTGAACTAAAGGAATTAGGTCAACATCATATGTAGCTGCCCACTTGTTAGCTGTTGCTAAAAGTGTGTTGCTTGGGTTATCAGCAGCGTCATTCCACTTAGTTCCCATAACATGATATGTGTTGTGATAATCAAGTGACATAACAGTTTGCTTGGAAAGAATGTTTCTTTCAGCTTCAATTAACTGATCTTTCTGAATACCCTCTTGGATTGCTCCTTGAGATGTTAAATAACAGAAGAACTCAGTTTGATGACCTGATGTACCTGGAGCTACTGTGTTTACAGCTTCGTCAACTACGACTGTACAGCCAGCAAAACTTCCAACAGTGCTGTCAGTTACACCAACTCCACCACCACCCCAAGTTACTGCACCACCAGTTGATAAAGCAGATGTTGAGAATGTAAGCATACCTACTTGTAGTAAGTAGTAATAAACAGATGGATGTACAACAAGGACATTAAGCTCTTCACCTCTTGTTCCCAAAAGGTTTCTTGCTTTAGCAATAGTAGAAGCTGTTAAAAAATTAGCTTCTGCTGCGTTTGGACCTGCTGCTCCTAAAGCTACATCAAGTGCGTTTGCAGATAAAGCTGTACCAAATAAACCTGCAAGCTGTGAAAACAACTTAGCGTTAGTTAATTTGTTGATAGCTGTAGCGAGTTGATTCCTAATGTGAGTCATTGGATCGTCACCAGCAGCTAATACTGCTAAATCATCAACTGCATAAGAGAAACCTCTATGTGTGATGGTTGCAACCTGTGTGCCTGTTGAAATTTTTTGTGGTGTTAAGTAACCTGCTCCAGATGTACCCCATGTAGCCGTACCATCTAAAATTTCTTCAGTTGGTGCAATAGGATTGAATTGAGGTACTTGAATACGAGTACCACCAGAAGTGGAATCTAGTAATGAGTTCCTTACTACAACTCCACTAGATAGGAATTTACTTTGCTCTTTAATTGCCTGTGAGACATATTGAGAAAAATTATTCGTTTTGATGATGTCCGCTAAGAGAACACCACCCGAATAGTTCTTAAACGGTGCTGCCATTTGTAAAAAATAAAATATGACTTAATTTCCAAGCCACGGACTTGGGTAACATACTTCAAGTCACGGACTTGATAACAATTTCATTAAGTCACGGACTTAATTTGAAACTATCGTGGTTCTTGATGTTACGAAGCTTCCGCTTTCAGCACGGCTGCAAGGTTAGGATCTTCTTTCTCCATTATAAGCTGTTCTGTGATATTTTTAGTTTTATAAGGATTATTTACATTTCCACCTGTATTTGCAACAGGACTAGGCTTGGCTCCCATTCCAGCTGTATTATTTGCTCTAAAATGATGGTCAAAATTACTGCCTGGACTTTTTAGACTTGTAATATATCTACTTAAATCCTGTTCTACACCTCCATCAAGTACTACTACGTCACCTTTAGCATTTCTCTGTATTTTACTTTCTATTAAAGTCAGTACTTGCTGTGAATCTATAGCTCCCTGTTTACTGATTTCAGCTAAAGCTGACTGTTTGGTAGTAGAAATTTCGTAAGAATTTTTTAAGTCATCCAGTTGTTGCTTTAAAGAAGCATTTTCCTTTTGCATTTCTTGGTTAGTTTTATTAGCTTCTTCCCATAAAGGTTTAAAAGCTCCCTGATCCTCTAAGGCTTGGTTTCTATCATCATAATATTGACCAATTTTAGACTTGGCATTTTTAAATTGTTTTTCTAATTCCTTAGCACGTTTTGATTCTTGTTCTGCTATTAATTCAGCTTTAGCTGCCCGTTCATTAGCTTCTTTTAGCTGAAGTGATACATCATTTGTAGAATTAGACTCATTTACAGGAGGAGTAGTTACTTCCTGTGAAGTGTTTACTATTTCTTCTGCCATTTATTTTTCAGTTTTTTTAGTAGTTTTTGTTATTGCCTTTTTTGCTACTTTTTTTGGCTTTACTTTTTTTTCTGGAGGATTAATGTCTTCGTAACGCATTTGAGGAGTTGCCATTTTTACAATAAATGTACTTGTATAATATTATAGCAGATTATTTGGATTTGTCTTCGTTAGAGTTAGGTAAAACCTCTCCTTGAACTAAAATATCTCTAAATTCTTCTCTATCTATTACTTGTTGATCAAATAATGATGTTAAAGCTGTAATATCCTGCCCAATCAATCTTTCGATATCAAAATCTCTGCTAATTTTGACTTCAGGTGGTTCGATTCCTACATATTGAGCAGATAAGTTAAATGCTTTTTGTAGTTTTTGCTCCAACTCCATTGACACCATAGCAAGCATAGAATTTGTATCAACTCGATCTAACCTTCGAGCGTCAGCACTTTCAGCTACAAACTTTTGTTGACTTAACGTACTAATACCAAGAGTAGCCATTTGCATTTGTAATTCCTTTATTTCTGCTGATTGTGCTTCAAATGCACTGGAAGCTGGTTCTACATAGTAAACTTTGTTACCAGGCTGAGTTGCCATTGCATAATTAACAGATATAGCTAAATCTTTGGTCTGATCATCATATCCTTCCATTACCAGCATTGGTTGAGATGCAACGTGTAAACTATGTATTAAATCAGCTTGTCTTTGGAAATGTGCAAGATTTAAGTACGCAATATCCAATAAAGGTGGTTTACTTGTCATATTGTCCACTTTTCCAGAATATATAGTGACTAAAGGTATTTCACCTAGAGAAAAATTACCCGATTCTACTTGCTTAAAATCTTTTTCTACGGCTGGAGATGACATATCTGTTGGGTATATTCCATTATCCTCTGCATATAATTCATCAACAGTTTCTTTTTTACGAAAAACACGATATCTTCCAGGTTCTATAACTCTTATTTGGTCATAAATTTTTTCACCAAAATCACCTTCAGGTAATACAGCTTTTTCTGCAATTCTTACCTGCATTAATTTTCCATAATTAGATTCTCGATCTAGTCTCCAACCATAAATATTATTAGGATCTACTTCAATCCAATATGGTCTACGATTTTGTTGTCTTTCTTCTGCCAAACTAATAGCACCAGAAAGTGCAGGATAATCTACAAGTATATGACTCTGACCGTAAGTAAGAGAACACATTAATAATCTTCGTGCATATTCATCTAAATCTGATTTACAACCATCAACATCCATTTTAAACATTTCTGTCCAATACGGATCACCTATTAAAGTTATTGGTTTACGAAGAACTAAACCTGCTGCTGCTCTTATTAATCTTTGGGTAAATGGACTAAATACTGCTCTATCTACACGAGATTGGTATGCTTGAGCATCTTCTCTAGGCTCTAATGGTAAAAATATTTCAGAATTATCACGCAAATATTTTGTGCCCTCACTAACAGCTTTCATTATTTCCCAACCCTGCATCATATCCAATACTCCTCTTGTACGAGTAAAAGGACTATTAGTTCCTCCTATATAACTAGAAGAAGTAATTGATGTTCGTATTGGGCCTGGGATTGCGTAGGTCATTTTTTACCACTTAGATTTGTTAGCCCAAAAAGCTGCGGACATTTTGCCTTTAGCTATGTTTTTAGCATGACGAGCTTTAAAAGATTTACGTCTTGCTTTATCCTTTTCAGTTTGAGGATTTTTCCCCGCACCAGATACGCCTTGTTGTCCGTAGCGTATTAACTTTATTTTATCGCCTTCTTTAGCTAAAACCACATGAGATTTTGTGGAGTGATTAGGAGTTCTCTTAGGCTTATTAAAACCTGCAAGATTAAATCTCTTTAGTCTAGGATCTTTTTTACTCACTATGCAGAGATTACGATTCCTGTAGCAGCAGTAGATGGATCGCTCATAGAGGCTTGAAATCCACAACTAACACTTGTTAACTCTCCTAATGATGTACCAGTATCCATACTAGTAATAATTCCATTAAAACTAATTTTTTTAGTACCTGTTGTGCTTAAAAATAGTTCAAATTCTGCATCTTCACCGTCACCAGCTACAACTTCTTGTAATAGATTGGCAGTTTCGTTTCCTGATTGTGCTGAATATAAAAATTCTATAGTGCCTGTTGCAGTAACTAATCCTGGTGCATAGCGTCTTTGAGTTGCTCCATGAGCAGTACATTCAAGTACATCTCTAGTCGTAGAAAAGCTCCAAGCTGTTGTAGAAACTACTGTCTCAAGAGTTCCAGAACTGTTTTTAAAAGAAACAGAACCTTCTTCTCCTTTAAAAAATGCCATGATCCAAAGAAAAAAGTATATATATATGATTATATTACCGTGAAACTGGGTTTTTTACAGCTATTTCTTCTTTTTCTTGGCAGTTTTAGCAGCTTGCTTGAAAGCAGCAGCGGTTGGAGCCCCTTTACTGCCTACTTTTCTCATCTTTTCACCACTACCAGCTTTAATACGCTTCTTTTTTGCGTGAATATTTGCATAAAGCCCTTTTTTCTTACGCACAACTACACCTCTTCTTAGTTCCTTTCTTTTTCTTCTTTTTACCTTTGGGTTTCATTGAACTGTAGTGTCCAGGCATAATTAAAAGTAACTCTTAATATATTCTAAACGAAGTTTGGCCTAATGTCTCTGGTTTTGCAAGGTTAAATTGTTGTAGACATAGGTAGCCGAAAGCGTCAAATGCGTGGTCAACTCCCAGGTTTTTGTTTGGCATACCCGTATTTGGTGCGTAAGTTAACGTCCGAAGGGATTTTATCAATTCTTTACACCTCGGATGAATAAATGTTCTTCGATCACCCGCTGCATCAAATAATGCCGTATTTACAGCAGTAATTTTATCTCGAATCTTCCAAGGAGCCTTCGGACTAGACACGGTAAACCCACTTCTTCGTAAAATTGTGTGATCTGTAAGACCAACGCCACTTGTTTTACGGGCACCACCCGTAGGGTCGGGACAAGTAATAACTCTTCGATCAACTCCATATCTATTGACCACTTCTTCGGCAAAATCCCATGTGGTAGCACCTCCTCGAAGTATAATTTCGTCAAAAACATACAAATTTTCGTTGTTTTTTACCGCACATATGCCACAAAGAGGGTCAACGTTGAAATCAACCCCCATATATAGCGGTAACATATGTAAATCGGCAGCTTCAGTCGAAATATTTTCGTCATCAAAGCTAATCGCTACCACTCCCGTGAGATTTTCAAAGCTCGCTTCAAATTCCTGTCGAAATGTACGCTGATCTAATTGCCCTCTCGCTGCTTCAACTTCATCTTTTGGAACATTACCCCCCTCAATCGTGGTAAAACTCCACCTTTTCCAATCCCCACTCTCATCTTCAGGTACATAACACCATAAGTCGTAAAACCAACTTGCTGTTCCATCTGGTGTTGAAATGAATAACGCCCACCCTTGCTTATCGGCTAAAGCAGGTCTTATAACCTCAGACCATACTTCTCTGTCCATAAATGCAGCTTCGTCCAAGACAACCCCACTTAAACTACGACCTCTTAATGCCATAGCGTTTTCAGTACCCTTTAACTCAATAGTCGATTCATTTACTAATTCAATCTTTAAATCTGTTTCATTCTTGGACTTGATCCATTGCTTTGGCACTAACTTCTTTAATGTTTTCCATGCAATGTCCTTTGCCATTCGATATGTAGGTGCACAATAAAAATATGTTTCACCAGGCTTTGCAATAGCACCCTTCAACAACTCAACACAGCTTAAATAGCTTTTACCAAATCTTCTTCCAGCTACCAGCACCCTAAATCTTTCTTTCGCACTAAACACCTCCCCCTGTGCCCAACGTAAACTTAACGGTTCTGCTACTGCCATACAAAAATAATAACCTCTATTATCATAACAGCAACTTATTCTGTGTTGTATCAGTAGGTTCCCCGCCCTTGGCTAAATAAAGTATTTTTTTGCTACCCTCCCCCTATGTTAAGTTTTGTTACAAATAGAAGATATTGCTGTTATATATATAAGAGTGTGCTATAATATAAGAGTAGGGACGAAAGGAACTATC